AAGGATAATTATAAAAGAGCTGTTACTTCTGTAATACTAGAAAACCAAGAGAAAGCATTAAAAGAAGATGAGGCTTTTTTAAGTGAAGCTGCACCTGCTAATGCTACTGGTTCTAGTGTTTCAAATTGGAATCCTATACTTATTTCGTTAGTTAGACGTGCTATGCCTAATTTGATCGCCTATGACGTATGTGGCGTTCAACCTATGTCGGGTCCAACTGGTTTAATATTTGCTATGAGAAGTAGATATGCAACTCAAGGTGGAACTGAAGCATTGTTTAATGAAGCGGATTCTGATTTTACTGGTAGAAATGCTGCTGGTAGTGCGACAGGTGGATTTAGTGCAACAGCTCAGGCTGGTACTAACCCTGCTATATTAAATGATAGTTCCGCAGGAACGTATACAACTGGTACAGCAATGACTACAGCGAAAGCTGAAGCATTAGGTGATGCTAGTGGTAATGCTTTTGCAGAAATGGCATTCTCAATTGAGAAATCAACGGTGACTGCTAAATCAAGAGCTCTTAAAGCAGAATATACTATGGAACTTGCTCAAGACTTAAAAGCAATCCATGGTTTAGATGCAGAAACAGAATTGTCAAATATTCTGTCTGCTGAAATTCTTGCAGAAATCAATAGAGAAGTTGTAAGATCAATCTATATTGGTGCTGAGTTCGGACAAGCTGATAATGATAATTCAGATGCTGCTATTAATACCACAGCGGCTGGTATCTTTGATTTAGATACTGACTCAAATGGTAGATGGTCAGTTGAACGATTTAAAGGTTTGATGTTTGCGTTAGAACGTGATGCTAACACCATTGCTCAGAGAACACGTAGAGGAAAAGGTAATGTAATTATCTGCTCTTCCGACGTAGCTTCTGCTTTGCAAATGGCTGGAGTGTTAGATTATCAATCATCTTTAAGCAATAGTTTGAATGTTGATGACACAGGAAATACTTTTGTTGGTGTGTTAAATGGTAAATTTAAAGTTTACATTGATCCATATTCAGCAAATCTTGGTGGTAATGCTTCTCCAACTAAACAATTTTATGTTGTTGGATTTAAAGGAAGCTCACCATATGATGCAGGTATTTTTTACTGTCCATATGTACCATTACAAATGGTAAGAGCTGTTGGACAAGACAGCTTCCAACCAAAAATTGGCTTCAAAACACGATATGGTTTAGTTGCTAATCCTTTTGCTGGAAGTGATGTAACGGGTACTGGTGCTATTACTGCTGATGGCTTAACGGCTGCAAACAGTAACAGGTATTACAGACGAGTCCAAGTTGCTAACATTATGTAATTAAGTGTTTATATAACAGAATTAAGGGCGATGTAAAAGTCGCCCTTTTTTTTGGTCTTATATTTCATATAAATAGTGATATGACTTCTATTAATATGTTCAACAGACAACCGACTAAATTTGACTATGCAAGTCCTACACAATTTAGATTTACTATTGTCAAATTACCTAAGGTAGAATTTTTTGCTACTGCTGTTAATATTCCTAGCATAACGTTAGGTACAGCAAGTCAAACTACACCTTTAAAAGACATACCAATGCCTGGTGAAAAATTAGAATATGCCAATTTAAATATCAATTTTTTAGTAGATGAAAATTTAGAAAACTATAGAGAAATGCATGGTTGGTTAACAGGTCTTGGGTTTCCAAGAGATTGGTCTCAATTTAGAAATTTACAAGATGCAGGAGGTGATAGATATCCAACTGGTACTAATGTGGGTTTGAGTAAAGAATTAGGCAAGGTTAGAAAAGCCGTACAAGATGATGGTGCTACATATTCAGATGCAACATTATTTGTATTATCAAGTAAAAATAACCCAACGTTAGAAGTTAGATTTAAAGATATCTATCCTATTTCATTGTCAGGTTTAGAATATAATCAACAAGAAACAGATATTAATTATTTAACAGCTACTGTATCTTTTGCATATACAATATATGAATTTGCTAATGTTGGATCAAGCACAACTGTGGAAACAACATCATAGGTCGTTGACTAAATAATTATATTATGTTATAATTATATAAAGGTGAAATATTATGACACTTGAAGAATTAGAAAATTTAGCTGATGTTGATTTAAAAATAAACGATATAGAGCTTGATATAGAATCGCTTAAAATTCCACAATTACATAACAAGTATAGCAAATTTCATAATCAATTTATTAATCTATTAAAAAAAGCAGAACAAAATAGGGATATATTAATAAGAGAAAGGTGGGAATATTATACTGGTAAAGCCTCTCCTAGTGTTTATCAAGCACAGCCTTTTAATTTAAAAATATTAAGACAAGATGTGGATAAGTATATTAAGTCTGATAGTGAAGTTGTTAAACTTGAACAAAAAATAACTTATCTTCAAACTATTGTAAATTATTTAGAGAAAACTATCCGTATCATTTCAAATCGTACATTTCAAATTAAGAATGCTATTGAGTGGCGTAAGTTCACTTCTGGTATTATCTAAACATTGTGGCATCTCCACATAATATAATCGTTGAAAAAGTAAACGAAGTTTATTTAAAAATTAAAACTGAAGCTGATATTAGAGCAGAGTTATCAGATTATTTTTCTTTTGAAGTGCCTGGTTATAAGTTTACTCCACAGTATCGTAATAGAGTTTGGGATGGAAAAATTAGATTATATTCATATGCTACAGGCCAATTATACGTTGGATTGTATCCTTACTTACAAGAGTGGTGTAAACGTAAAAATATAGAAATAGTTGAAAACAATGAAATTACAGTAAAGCACACACTCATAGCCGCTGATATAGACGGACTTGTTAGTGATCTTGAACTATCTATCATACCTCGGGACTATCAAATTGACGCCTTCATTTATGCCCTACAAAATGAAAGAGGTCTGATTTTATCACCAACGGCCTCTGGTAAATCTTTAATTAGTTATATGTTAGTAAAATATTATTTAAGAACTATAAACAATAATATTCTTATTATAGTTCCTACCACATCTTTAGTAGAACAATTGTTCAAAGATTTTAAAGATTATGGTTTTGATAGTGAAAATAATATCAGTAGAAACTATCATGGGTATGAAATAGATGAAGATAAACGAGTTGTTATTTCTACTTGGCAATCTTTATATAAACTTCCTAAAACTTTTTTCGCAGATTTCGGAGCTGTAATTGGAGATGAAGCACACTTGTTTAAGGCCGTTTCTCTTACGAAGATAATGACCAAGTTAGTTGACTGTAAATATCGTATTGGTATGACAGGCACTTTAGATGGAACTAAAACTCATAAACTTGTATTAGAAGGACTGTTTGGCCGAGTTAATAAAGTTGCTACTACAAAAGAATTAATAGAAAAAAAACAACTAGCAAATTTAAAGATTTTTTGTCTGGTTTTAAATCATAGTGAGTCTAATAAAAAATTAATGTACAATGTTAAGTACCATGAAGAATTAGAATATTTGGCTCAAAGTTTGTCCCGTAATAAATACATACAAAATCTTTGTTTAGCATTGGACGGTAACACGCTCTGCCTTTTTCAACTTGTTGAGAAGCACGGAAAACAATTATACGAAATGATAAAGGAGAAAGTAGAAAAAGGAAGGAAAGTATTCTTCATTTATGGAGGAATAGAAGCAAATGATAGAGAACAAGTTAGAGCCATTACCGAAAAGTCTGACAATGCGATTATTGTCGCTAGTTATGGGACGTTCAGCACTGGTATTAATATCCGTAATTTACACAATATTATTTTTAGTAGCCCTAGTAAATCTCGTATAAGAAATCTACAAAGCATAGGTAGAGGATTAAGACTCGGTGATAATAAAACCGAGGCTACGCTCTATGATATAGCCGATGATTTAACGTATAAAAATAATAAAAATTATACTCTTCAGCACTTTGGAGAAAGAATAAATATATACAATGAGGAGGAGTTTGACTATGAGATTCATAATGTCAATCTAAAAGAAGATGCTACCACACATTAGTATTAATTATAAAAAAGCAAAAATTCTCAGGCTTGTTTCTGGAGAGGAGATATGTTGTATGTTTCCACCAGATCAGTTACCAGAAACATCTACTCATATAAAACTACAAGATCCTTTGTTAATTAAATATGTTCCACAGATAAGCGAACAAGGGATATCAGATTTTATAGCTTTAGTTAGGTGGGTTGGATTTACCCAGGATAGTATTATGACAATTCCTAAAGATAAAATAATAACAATCTGTGATGCTACTACACCATTTACAAATAGATACATAGCTTTATCACAATCTCTTAAAAATGTAGAGCCTCCTTTACCATCATTTGTTCAAAGAGACCTAACCGAAGAAGACTATAAAAAACTAGACCATGAAATAAAAATACAGCGTACACGTGATAATATAAGAAATATGAGAGCAAAAAGAGGTGCTAAATTAGAAGATATGTTTGACTATGGTAATATGCCATCTAAAAAACTACATTAATAATATACTAGCTATAGCCTCTGGTAAGGCGCCTACATAGGCTATTATATCAACATTTTTTGAAATGTCAATGACCTATGAAAAATTAGTGTAAGCATTGACAAAAGGTACAAAATATAGTAGTATATAATTATGACAAAAATCAAAAAAAGGCCTGAACATTATGTAGATAATAAGAAATTTTTAGTTGCTATGACCGAACATAAAGACCGTTTTGAAAAGTTATCAAAAAGAAATAGAAATAAAAAAAGACCAAGACCACTAGTAAGTAATTATATAGGAGAGTGTTTTTTAAAGATTGCAAACCACTTATCCTTTAGACCTAATTTTATAAATTATACTTTTAGGGATGATATGATAAGTGATGGTATAGAAAATTGTTTGCAATATCTTAATAATTTTAATCCAAAAAAATCAAAGAATCCTTTTGCTTATTTTACACAAATAATATATTATGCATTTGTGAGAAGAATACAAAAGGAAAAGAAACAAATTAATATTAAATATAAACTATTAGAAGATGCAAATTTTGATGATATGGCTGTAAACCCAGGAGATGAAAGTGCTGCTTATAAAAATCAATTTGTAGAGTTTTTAAGAAAAAATAGGCCGTCAGAAGAATTACCCAAACCAAAACAAATAACTGTAAAGAAAAGGAAACGAAGAACATATACAAGTACTTTAAATAAACTTATATAATGAAAATAGCAATATTGAATGATACTCATTTTGGTGCACGGAATGATAGTGAAGCTTTTAGAAATTATCAATTAAAATTCTTTAATGATATTTTCTTTCCCTACCTTAAAAAACACAACATAAAAACAATAGTACATTTAGGAGATGTAGTTGATAGAAGAAAGTTTATTAATTTTGAAACAGCTTCTACATTTAAAGAACATTTTTGGGATATATTATGGAAAGAAAAACTTGATACACATATTATAATAGGCAACCATGATACTTATTTTAAGAATACAAATGAAGTAAATGCTATTGAAAATTTGTATACTAGTTTTGATGGAAAAAATGAACCATGGATTTATACAAGACCAAAAATTGTAACCTTTGATGATTTACCTATATTATTTTTGCCTTGGATATGTGATGATACTAGGGAAGAATCTATGCAGTTATTAGATTCAGCACCAGTAGAAATTGTTATGGGGCATTTAGAAATCAAAGGTATTGAAATGAGTAATGGTTTTATTAATGAATTTGGAAACGAAAAAGCGGATTTTAAAAGATTTGAAAGAGTAATATCAGGCCACTTTCATAAGCATACCGATGATGGACAAATATATTATTGTGGTGCTCAATATGAACAAACATGGTCAGATTATAAAGACCAAAAAGGATTTAATATATTTGATACAGAAACAAGAGAATTAACTAGAATTAAAAACCCATATACGATACATAAGAAATTAATTTATGATGACAAAACAAGAGATTATGAAAATTTAGATGAGTTTAATATTAAAGATTATCAAGATCATTTTGTAAAATTGATAGTATTAAATAAGACAAAAGAATTTGTTTTTGATAGATTGATTGAAAGATTATATACTGAAATTAATGTCCATGATTTAACTATTGTGGAAGATTATTCTGATATTAAAGCTTCTGTTAGTGAAAACATATTAGAAATGGGTGAAGATACGGTTACATTTTTAAATAATTATGTTGACCAATTAGATACTAAAATAGATAAGAATAAATTAAAAGAGTATTTGAAATCCATTTATATAGAGGCAAGTAACCACACAGGAAATCAATGATATATTTTAAAACATTAAAGTGGCGAAATTTTTTATCTACTGGTAATCAATTTATTGAAGTAGAAATGAATAAGTCAGCAGCTACTCTTATCATTGGCAAGAATGGATCTGGAAAATCAACCTTATTAGACGCTTTATGTTTTGTTTTATTTAACAGACCTTTTAGAAATATAAAGAAAGAACAATTGGTAAATACGATTAACAATACTGATTGTGAAATACAATGTGAATTTAATATTGGTAACAAGGAATATAAAGTTGTACGAGGAATTAAACCAAATATTTTTAATATCTATTGTGATGGATTGCTTTTAAATCAAGAAGCTTCAAGTGTGGATTATCAAAAAACATTAGAACAAAATATAATGAAATTAAATTATCGTTCTTTTATTCAAGTAGTTATATTAGGGTCTTCTTCTTATGAACCTTTTATGCATTTACGTGTTAGACATAGGAGAGAGGTGGTGGAAGAAATATTAGATATAAGAGTATTCACACATATGGATATATTATTAAGACAAAAACAAGGTGAGTTAAGTAAGGCTGTAACCGATGTAAGCCATCGTTATAATTTAATGAAAGAAAAATATGAATTACAAAATAGTCATTTTATACAAATAAAAAATAGAGACCAATCTGATATAATACAAAGACAAGATAAAATAGAACAAGATAAAAAAGATCAAGAACAATATAATGTTAAATTAAAAGATTTAAATAATAAAATATATCAGGATAGAATTGAATTTGAAGATAGTAAAAAAGCAGATAAAACAGCTACTCAATTAAGTAAGTTAGAAGCGAAGATAGAAACAAATTTATTAAATCATAAAAAGAATTTAGAGTTTTTTGAAAGTAATAGTAAGTGTCCTACTTGCACACAGGATATAGGGGTAGAGTTAAGAACAAAAAAATCAGCAGAAGAAAAGGTCAAAATTACGAAATTAGAATTAGGATTAAAAGATTTGTTAAGTGAGATTATTAAAACGGAAACTAAAATAAATGAGTTTGCTAAATTAGCAGATAAAATTAATGAACTTGGAATTGAAGTTGCAAAAATAGATACATCTATTACAGAAATTAATCGCCATTCAAATAGATTAAATGAAGAAATTGATAAATTGGAAAATGATAAAGAAAATACTAATCTTATTGCACAGGAATTAGATACAATTAAAATTCAATTAGAAGAAATAGATATAGAAAAGAAAAAGGTAATAGATGAGAAACAGTATATAGATATTGCTAGAGAGATATTAAATGATACAGGAGTTAAGGCAAATATTATTAAGAAATATTTACCTATAATGAATCAGTTAATAAATGAAAATTTACAAGCAATGGATTTCTTTGTTAATTTTCATCTTAATGAAGAATTTGAAGAAACAATAAAAAGTCGCTATAGAGATAACTTTAATTATAACAATTTTAGTGAAGGTGAAAAGATGAGAATTGATCTAGCATTGTTATTTACTTGGAGAGCAATAGCAAAATTAAAAAATAGTGTTAATACAAATATTTTAATATTGGATGAAATATTTGATTCATCATTAGATGGTCAAGGCACGGATGATTTTTTCAAAATTTTAAAATCATTAAGTAAAGAAAATGTGTTTATTATATCCCATAAGGGAGATATAATGTTTGATAAATTTACGAACATAATTAAGTTTGAAAAATATAAAAATTTTACAAGGTTAGTATAATGAGCAAAATAACAGATACAAAAAAAGATACGATTTATACATTAATACCACCAACTGATCCAAGAGTATTATCAACTATAACACCATTTGATAAAGATGTTTTTTTAAAACAAGAAGGCATATCAACACAACGATTTGTAAGAAATATGTTTGCAACAATGCACAAATATGGTGGGTTAGGATTGTCAGCAAATCAAGTAGGTAAACCATACCGTATGTTTGTAATGGGAGGCCAATTACAGATAGAAGCAGGTAAAATATATGCATGTTTTAATCCAAAAATTATTAAAGTGAGTGAGGAAAAAGTTAGATTTAAAGAAGGCTGTTTAACGTTTCCTTTTTTATTTTTAGATATTGAAAGGCCTAGGCGAATAGAAGTAGAATTTTTAGATGAAAATTTAGATAAAAAACAATATCAAATGGATGGTATTATGGCCAGATGTTTTCAACATGAATTGGATCATATGAGTGGAATTGTGTTTACATCTTTAGTAAGTAAATTAAAATTAGATATAGCAATGAAGAAAAGAGATAAGTATATAAAAAAATTAGCAGCACAAGTTAGGAGTAAAGAAAATGATCAATAAATTAATAAGACCAATACTTAAAGAATTAGATTTACCACAATATAAAAGAGGTGATTTAAAAGAGGCTTGTGATTTTTTAGATATGCAAGGACATAACTTTGCTGTAGTTAAAACAAAGTATAATAAAAAAGGACAATGGGATGCTATTTCATTAAGAGGTTTTAGTAATGATCCTAGTAATGTTTTAAAACCAGGTGTATTAAAAAGTGGTATTGAACCAGCAGAATTAAGAGATACACCTTTAACGCAAGTATCAAATTTACTTCCTTTAATAGAAATATTAGCTCATATACCTGCTAAGTTTGAAAGAGTAAGAGTTATGAGATTAAAAGCTGGAACAAGTATTTCAAAACATACAGACAAAGTAGATAAAGATATAAAACAAGGTAAGATTGTTAGAATACATATTCCTATAAGAACGAATCATAATGTTCATTTTTATTTATGGAAAGATAAAAAACCACAACATTATAATTTAGAAGAAGGTAAATATTATTATACCGATGTGAGTAAACCACACGCTGTACATAATAAAGCAGATTTTGATAGATTACATTTAGTTGTAGATTGTTATACTAACCCTAAAATTGAAAATTTAATATTACAACAAGATGACCCAACCACAATCTATGATGAAGATAATAGAAATACTGTAAATGATCCTTTTAAAGGGACAAGTATAGAAGGAAAAGATTAAGAATTGACAAATATAATTTAATGTGATAGCATGGTATAATGAGATTGGCTAATAAGAAAGATTATGAACAAATAAAACAGATATTTTATAAACATAAAAAGTGGTTTCCACATGTTCGTACTGATTATATGAGGCGTATGATTGCTACTAATAGATTAATATTTGAAAATGAAGTTATTATAACTTTTCATCATGCTAAAAGAAAACAAACAATTGGTGATGTTCATGTGAGAAAAGGTGATACAGTATTGCATCAAATTGCAAGTAAAAATAGTGGTGGTGGCAAAATGATAGAGAGATTTTTTAAATGGTGTCCTAGGGATGTATTTTTATCAGTTAGGTCAGATAATATAAAAGCTTGTAGTTTCTATGATAAGATAGGTATGAAATTAGTAGGCACTCATAATTGGGCTAAAGGTACACTACCAGGGAAAGTATATGTCAAACGAAAATTTAATTAACGAAGTACACGATTATTGGAAAGAAAAAGGGTTTCCAAAATATCCTACAGATAGGAAATGGCGTGATAATGTATTTCAACAACTAGTATCATTTAAAAGAGAATTAATTGTAGATAGACAAAGAAAGATTATAGGTCAATCCCCACATGGATTATCACTTGCGTGGTCTTATATGGAACATGCTTGGGGTATTAAATGTGGGAAGATGAAAACCCCAATAGAAATATGGGAAGATGAAAAACATCTAAAAAAGGGTATTGAAAAGATTTTAACAGGTACGTTTTTTCAACAAAAGAATTATCATAATATTACTGAATCAGATATGAGGTCTATGTTAAGAAGATATAGTGGTACTCAAATGGTATCAAATTTTAGACCTACAGCAGCTGCTGCTTTATATGATATATTTGTAGAGAAAGATAGTCCATTAGAAGGTACAAAATCAGGACTAGTATGGGATCCTAGTATGGGATATGGGGGTCGTTTATTAGGTGCAATTTCAGCTGGGGTTAATTATATAGGTACGGATCCGTGTATTCTTACATATGAAGGACTACTTAAAATAAAAGAACAATATGGACATAGTAATAAAATGTATAAATTATTAAGACAAGGAAGTGAAACATATGTACCTAAACCAGATACATTAGATTTTGTATTTACAAGTCCACCTTATTTTGGTTGGGAACAATATGGAGATGAAGAAGAACAATCATTTATAGCGTATCCAGAAGAAGAATTATGGAAAGATAAGTTTCTAAAGAAGACTTTCCAGAACGCTTATATAGGCCTTAAATCAGGTAAGTACATGGCAATCAATGTTGCAAATACAAAACAGTATAAAACGTTTGAGGAAGATACAGTACAACTAGCATTAGATGTAGGATTTGATCAAGCAGATACTTGGTGGTTATCATTATCTACACAGAAAAAAGATGTACATGAAAAACGAATCGAAACTAAAAATTTCCCAAGTGGCCGTAAATATGAACCTACTTTTATATTTAAAAAGAGATAACAAATTATGTGTGGAATTGTTGGAATATATAATGTGCCTGAAGCGTCAAAACTTACAGCATTAGGAATACACGGATTACAACACCGTGGACAAGAAGGTGCTGGTATAATTTCATACGATAAAGAATTTCACTCTAAAAATGCATATGGTTTAGTTGACCATATTTTTAATAAAGATAAAATCATAGAAAATTTACCTGGTAATATGGCGTTAGGTCACGTAAGGTATAGTACAACTGGTAGTACAGGTGCTGCTACAATATTTTATAATTTGGATTTTGGAGGTTTTGCATTAGCACATAATGGTGACTTTACTGATTCTACATATTGGCGTGATAAATTAAAAAAAGAAGGTGCAATATTTCAAACCAATACTGATACTGAAATAATACCACATCTATTAGCACGTACAAAAGGAACTAGTCCTGTAAATCGTTTGATACAAGTATTAAATAAAGTTAATGGTGCATTTTGTATAGTAGCTTTACTTGATAATAAATTAGTTGTTGCTCGTGATAGTAATGGTTTTCGTCCATTAGTTATAGGACGATATAAAGAAGGTTATGTAGTAGCATCCGAAAGTTGCTCACTTGATTTAATAGGTGCTACAGATATTAAAACTGTTGAACCTGGTGAAGTTATAGTATTCAGTAAAGAAACAAAAGAAATTTATCATTTAGATAAAAAGGTTAAAAAACATTTTTGTATATTTGAACATGTTTATTTTTCTAGACCTGATTCTGTTATTGATAATCAATTAGTCTATGATGTTCGTAAGAGAATAGGTGTAGAATTAGCAAGAGAAACTTATATTGATTCTGATATGGTTGTTCCTGTTCCTGATTCTGGTATGGTTGCAGCTTTAGGTTATGCTAAAGAATCAAAAATACCTTTTGAATTAGGATTAACTCGTAATCATTATGTTGGAAGAACCTTTATTGAACCTACACAACAAATAAGAAATCTAGGTGTAAAATTAAAACATAGTGCTATGCGATTATTTAAAGATAAAGTAATTACTATTATAGATGATTCTATTGTTAGAGGAACAACAGCAAAGAAGATTATAAATTTAATAAGAAATGCTGGAGCTAAAAAAATTCATATGCGTGTTTCATCTCCTCCTGTTGCAGGTCCATGTTATTATGGAATTGATACACCAAATAGACAAGAGCTTATTATTCAAAAATATGGGCATGTTGATGTAGTAAAAGACTTTATTGGTGCTGATTCTTTAAAATATCTCTCTATTAAAGGTTTACATATAGCAGTAAATGGTTTAAAAGGTAGTGGATTTTGTGATGCTTGTTTTACAGGACATTATCCTGTTGATAAAAAAGAGTAAAAAAGTATAAATTCTATAAAAATAAGAACAAAATAAGAACATTTATCCAAAAAACCTAGTGTTTATGCGATGGAATAATGCTTGTAAATCTAAAGCAGAACTGATAGCATAGCAGTATATTATGATTAATTACACTATGAATAAATCAAATAAGTCAAATGATGTAGAAAAAAAATCTACACTTGCAAAATTACTTGCTACTGAAAATATTGAAGTACAAGAAAATGCTGTATCAACAGCATCCTTTGATATTAAAAACAGAATTTTAACAATCCCTATATTTAAAAAAGAACATAAATCCAAAAATGTATATGATATGTTAGTTGGCCACGAGGTCGCCCACGCATTATGGACCCCAGCAGATAGTTGGGCAAATATGACAGACCGTAAAGAAGAATTTAGGTCTTTTGTAAATGTATTAGAAGATTGTAGAATAGATAAAAAAATTCAAAAAAGATATCCTGGTTTACAAAATGATTATTTAAAAGGTTTTGATAAACTTTACAAAGATAATTTCTTTAAAACTAAAGGTAGAAAATTAGATGATTATATGATTATTGATAAAATCAACCTATACTTTAAATCAACAAAAAGACTAAAATTGAATTTAGATAAAAAAGAAAAAATGTTTATTAATATGGTTGATAAATTAAAAACATTTGATGATGTATTAAAACTTGCTGAAGAAATATTAGGATATTCTAAAGATAAGATTAAAAAAATACCAGATTTTGATAAACACGCTACAGCAAGAATTTACAGAAAACCTAAACCAGAAGATAAAAAAGAAGAAGGTGATTCTAGTTCAGAAGAAAGTTCGGAAGACAATAAATCAGCAGATGATAAGTTAAAAGAATTTTTAGATAAAAAATTTCCACAAGGTAAGAAGGACGATTCAGATAAAAAAGAGGAAGATAAAAAAGATAAAAAAGAAGTTGATGGATTTTCTTCAGGTGCAGGAGGGGATTTTGATTTATCTTCTGCTACTGCTAGAGAATACCAAGATGAGATTCAAAAACAATTAAATGATAATGACGCTTCAGAAAGAAGTTATTTTTTATTAAATAAACCTAATCTTAAAAATTTAATTATTCCTTATAAAAAATATATTAAAGATAATATTATAAAGGATGCTGTTGAACATATTAAAAGAGAAGATTGGAGAAATAGTATGGACTATCATAGAACATTTTATAAAAAATTTATGAAAGACTCTCAAAGTATAGTTAACTATTTGGTTAAAGAATTTGAAATGAAAAAAAATGCTAGATTACACGCTAGAGCAGCAACAGCAAAAACAGGTATAATTGACCCATTACAATTATACAAATATAAATTTGCGGAAGATATATTTAAAAAAATTACAATTATACCTAATGAGAAGAACCACGGTATGATTATGTTGTTAGATTGGTCAGGTTCTATGAGTAATCATATTTATCCTACTGTTGAACAATTATTAAATTTAGTTATGTTCGCTAGAAAAATACAAATACCATTTTCAGTTTATAAATTTGTTAATGCTAGTAGATATGGTGATAAGTACGATAATATTACAAAAGATTTACCTTTTACTTTTGGTCCAAAAGAATTAAAATTAGATAAATCAACAAGGTTAGTTCAATTATTTACACATAAACAAAGTAAAAAAGACTTTTTAAAATCTGGTGAGTTCTTACATAGGGCGGCTACTTATTTTGGACTTCACTATGGATATAGACGAGGTTGTGGAATTGATGAAGCAGAATATTCTAAACTTTATGGTGTACCTGGTCCTTTAACTGAATATTCTTTGCATTCAACACCTTTAGATGAATCATTAATTGCTATGGATACAATAATTGCAAAATTTAAACACGATTACCAATCGGATAAGATTTCTTTAATAACTTTAACTGATGGACAATCAAATGGAATAAGTGCAGACGGTCAGAAATGGGTTAAACTTGGTAAGAATTATATAGATTGTTCTGGTTATGGTAGTTGGTATGATAATGATAATAGCAAAAACCTTACTTATAGATTATTAAAATATCTTAAAAAGAAACACGGTATTAAAACTATTGGATTCTTTTTAGTTAAAAAATTTAAAGATTTGAGATACCACGTCCGTTACAAATATGATAAAGAATTACTTGCTAGAAAACTGTTTACTAAAGATAAATGTATTCTTGATATTAATACTGGATATGATGTATATTTTTATATTAAATCAGATACACAAATTACCAATAATAAAATGCAAGATATTAATACAACTAATAAGAGAATATTAAAAAAAGAATTTGTTAATAGTATGAAGAAACGATTAGTTTCCAGAGTATTATTACAAAGATTCATCAAGGAGGTGGCATAAGTGTTGAATTTACTATGCTTTTTAACGCTTGACTTTACTGATGGAACTGATAGCATAGCTATAGAAACTTACATTATGAAAGGAGAAAACTTATATTATGGAACTTAATGTGAATCAAAAATCCGTTGTTGATGTTTTATATAAACATTATAAAACAGACACGGTAACTAGGTCTGAAATAAATGATTTAGTTAAAAAGAAGGTTATCAAAAATCCTTCTTGGTTAAAATCTGATAAGTACAAAGTAGGTAGAGGTGTTTATAAATTACCTATGGGTTCAGATGAAACTGAAAAAATAGAAACAAAAGCTGTAGAAACACCAAAATCTGATACGAAGGCTGCATATATTGTTAGTTCTTTAACTGACAATGTTATTCCTGCAAGGGATAAAGACTTTGTTAATTTTGGTAATTTTGCTGATGTTAAAAATATCATAACTTCTAAAAGATTTTATCCTGTGTTTATTACAGGATTGTCTGGTAATGGTAAAACACTTGCGGTAACGCAGGCGTGTGCTGTTGCAAAAAGGGAGATGATAAGAGTTAATGTTACAATTGAAACCGATGAGGACGATTTACTTGGAGGTTATAGATTAAGGGATGGATCAACTGTCTGGCAAAACGGCCCAGTTATTGAAGCAATGGAAAGAGGTGCTATTCTTTTACTAGATGAAATAGATTTGGCTAGTAATAAGATAATGTGCTTACAACCAATACTTGAAGGTTCAGGTATCTATGTTAAGAAAATTAACAAGTATGTAAAACCTAAATATGGTTTCAATGTGATTGCGACTGCAAATACTAAAGGACAAGGATCCGAAGATGGTAAATTTATCGGAACTAATGTTTTGAACGAGGCGTTTTTGGAAAGATTTCCAGTAACCTTTGAACAACAATATCCTGCTGCTAAAACAGAGGAAAAAATAGTTGCGATTAAACTTAAATCTGCTGGAAAAACAGACCAAAAGTTTGCTCATAACCTTGTAACTTGGGCTGATGTCATAAGAAAAACTTATGATGATGGCGGAGTTGATGAGATTATATCAACAAGAAGGTTAGTACATATTGCAGAAGCATATGGAATCTTTAAAAATAAAATGAAGGCTGTATCTGTTTGTACAAATAGATTTGATGAGGATACTAAAAACTCATTTGTTGAATTGTACACTAAAGTGGATAGTGGTGCTTCAGTAGAACAAATCCTAGAACAGAAGAAAAAGGAAGAAGAAGCTTCAGTTCTACAGGAAAAGAATTCCGATGATGATGAGGAGGACAAGGACGAGGATAGTAATATCCAAGTTTAATGTCTAAAATTCATCCATAGTGTAAGTCCGCTTGGGGCGTTAATTCGCCCCAAGTTTTTTGCACGGAAAGAATAGATATATGAAAAAGATTATAATGGTTATTGCATTTATTCTTTTGGGATTATTTTTTTATACCCAGTTAAAAGCAGATGAATTAACTTGTAAAACTTTTGTAAAAGAATTAGATGAGATTGAAAAAAAAATAGAAAAGAATAATAAACTTTTAGAAGATATAGAACACAAACTATA